GCTGTGCTTGCAGCAATTGAATATTCGGATAAACCTTGAGCGTCTCTATTCTGACCAACTTTTCCGATCGGTCTTAAACCGAAAGGTGCGTCTTTATTTGCCATAGTTGTGTCCTCCTTATAGACATATTATTAAGTTTATCCTTTGATGGTTAGGAATCGTTAAAAAATTAACTTTTCTTTGAGCCACCGAAGGTTACACGAGTCTGTCGATCAATATTGATCGGCATACTTGGATGCTGTTCCTTCATAAGATCGTTATCAACTGCTTCAACATTTTCTTGACCTTGTTTAACATAATGGTCAGTTCGTTGTTGCGCGATCTCTTCCGGTACCCTTGTCAGCAAAAGGCCACCAACTCCGATCACTCCTGCGTATTTGCCGTCTTCAACAACAGGATAATCTGCATTAGGATATTCATCAGATCTAACTAATTCATAACCTTGTCTTAATCTTCCATTGACGTTCTTAGCGTCATTGAAGCCAAGACTCTCAGCTCTTATCCATCTATGTTTAAAACCTGTTGGCGCAGGTGGTGCATCTAAAGATGACGGTGGAGTCCAAACTTTTTTTCGAGTTTCTTTTTCTCTAGTTTGACTCGCACGGGAAGTTCTTTTTTCATTTTCATTACTCATATGCTTATACCTCCTTCGTGATATTTAATTGTTTCGCATATTCTTCTAGTGGCACACCTAATTTTTTAGCGATTGCTACCTGAGAGGGTGTGAGTCTCACAGTTTTGCGACCTGATTTTGTACTTCTTTTTGCAGATGCAACTGTCTGTACAGGCTTGGCCGTTTCCTTAACCTCATTTGTAGCAAATTTCTGAGGAAATTCAAGTCTTATTCTTTTATCAATTTCTTGATAATATTCATCAGATTGTGGGTCATAACCTTCCTCTTCTGTAAGCTTTTTATGAAGATCAAAAGCAGTATATGTCATGGCAGTATCTTTACCAAACCATGTGTTTTTACTAGCCCATTCTTCAGCTTTTGGATCAGGAGTTCCCTGTGCTACTTGTCTTCTATCTAAATTAACTTCTGGTTGTCTAACCTCAGTTTCTCTAGATTTATTAATTTCTTCTTGTTGAGCTTTAGCTTCAATAAATTTAGCTTGTTTATAAGCATACTCAGAAATTAAAGTTTGAGCTTCTACTTCAGCATTAATATCTCCTGCTTCTCTTGCAGCAGCTAATTTTGCTTTAGCAGATTCTAAACCAGATTTAATACCTTCTTCAGTGGTTTTTAAAAAATTAGGTTCAAGTTTAGAAAGTTTTTCTTCAGACTTTTTCTTATCCTCCATAATTCTTTGAGCATAAGTTAAAGCTTCATCTTTTTGTCTCTCAGCTTCTCTCCACTTCTTAGTAAGTTTAGCTATTCTTTTTTGAACACCTTCAGAATATTGTTTTAGTTCATCTTCTGATGGTTCTTTTTTAGCTTCAACTTTTTCTTCTGTTTGTTCTACAACTTCAGTTTCTTGTTGAGCTTCTACTTCTGGTGTTTCAGTTTCATTAGAATCATTTTCTAATTCTACATCAACCTCTGGACCAGATGTATCGATATCGACTGTTTTGTTTTCTTCTACGTCGGGCATAGTTTCCTCCTATGTTTGTTAATATTGATGAAGTATATCTTCTGGGTTTGCAATGGTAGCAAGTACTTCATCATCATTGAGTATTCTCACTTCACCACCATCGATTTGTATCCTGGATCCGGCATATCTCGCGAAGACAACCCAGTCTCCTTTTTTACACCATGGACCTTCAGGAAATTTTTCTTTGTCATAACAATGTGGACCTTGTGCTAAAACAAGTCCACATGTTGATGCAACTTGTTGTCGTTCTAATGTGTCTTGTCCTAAATATAATCCACCTTTTGTTTTTTCAGGCATTTTGAATGGAAGAACAATCATTCTCCATCCAGTTGGTTTAGGTAATTTATCTGATTCTTTTGTTTTTAAACGTTCATAGCCATCAACTTCTTTTTGATGTGCTTCTGCATTTTGTTTTTCGTATTTATCTAATAATGCAGATTTAGTCTTTGTCTCCGAATCGGATGACGTTTGTGAGATCTTGTTCTCTTTCAGTATCATTTTTTTCCTCCTTAGGATTTAGCAGGCTTGATATTTCCTGTGATATTTTTAAATAGGCATGTGCCTGTCCCATCATATACTTATATTTTTCCATATTGTCAATACCACCACCTATCATAGCATCTCCAATATTTTGATAATTTTCTTTTAAGTATTTTTGTATTTTATTTATTATAGTTAGTTCTTCACTTAACATCAGCTATTTTACCTTTATTATTACCTTTCTTGATTACGTATTTCTGTGTACCGTTCGCACCGGTTTCTACCTCTTTTCGAAGATTTTGAAATAAGTTTTTTTGTTTATTTTCTTTTTCTTTTTTTTGAAGAAAAGATTCTATTGTTTTTGAGTCTCTCATATATACTAGGTATAATATTATCAAACAAAAAGTCAAGTTTACCTAAAATAGAATACATAAATCTATCAAACATTAGCAATTCCATTTTCTTAAAGATTTATTAATTCTTGAATTTGGATCTCTTGCAGTCTTAGCAGAAGTTAATCTCTTCTTCATCCCGGACATTCTAGCACAAAAAGACTTACGTCTTTTTGCAGCTTTAGATCCTGCTTTTAATTTTGATGGTTTAGTGGTTACTGCAGTTTTTAATTTAGAACCAGGATTAGCACGTCTATAAGATGCAACGCCTTTTTTATTTAACCCACCACTAGGTGATTTACCTTCTTTTCTTTGCCATGCTGGTGATGCCATTATTTTCTCCTCGCAAATGTTTTAACGTTTTTTGGTTTAGGTCCAGTATTACCCGCAGCTCTTTTTCGTTTGACAGCACTCGCCTTTTCTGACTTTGTCATTCGTGTGGCTTTTGCAAGTGGTACGCATTTTGGATATTTTCTTTTGCTCCCCTTCGATCTTCCGCACGGTTGATATTTCCCGTTCTTCTTCGGAGCTCCGATGTCTACCCATTTCTCTGCTACCCATTTTCTTAAACCACCTTCAGCCATTATTTTCTCTTTTTAGTTTTTTTCTTTTTACCACCCGGTTTTATTTTACCAGAACAAACAGCTGAACCATACATATTTGCATATGCTGATGGATAAACCTTAAATTTTCTTTTAGCAGCTGCTTTACCTTTTGCACAAAGTTTTGCCATTATGCTATCCCCAATGCCTTCATTCTTGGTGAAGGTTTTCTTTTTGCAACTTGTTTTTTATTTTTCTTATTTTGTAGAAGTTGCATTAACTTCTTTTTATCCATTTTTTGTTTTTGCATTATGCGTACTTTTTCTTTTTAGGTCTTCTTGCTTTACCAAAACCTTTGATTTGCATGCAACCACCATCTTTTTTATTTTCTCTCATCATTGCAAAATCTTCACCAGAAATTGTGCCATCTTTGTTTTTATCTAATTTTTTTTGTTTTCCTTTTAACATTATTTTTTTCCTCCATTTGTCTTAATTAAATCCGTAGCTTTGATTCCGTAAATCGCCGCAACGACACTAACCCATAATGAAACTATCCACCATGGCATTTCCTGAAGTTTCATAAAATATAAATCTAATTTAGCTTGTATCTCTTCATCTTCAGCAAATACGGAATAAAATAAAATAGCTAGAGGTGATGTCAACACTAAAAGTACAAATTCGTCCTTCCAGTCCCCTTTTTGATTCTTTGCAATCTGTCCAGTAAACTCTATTTCACCTTTTTTCATCTTTTCAGCATGCACAATCTGTGCTTCTGACATAATAATTTCAGATTTTTTCTTATTCTTATAAATTTCAGCGCCAGTTTTAAGTGCAGTACCAATTATTGACCATGGAAACATAATTATCTCTTCTTTTTACTCTTACCTGCTTCAGAAAGTGCGATTGCAATCGCTTGTTTTCTAGATTTTACTTTTTTCTTTGATTGTCCAATAGGTAATTTACCTTTTTTAAACTCTCTCATGACTTTTTTTATTTTTTTCTCTGCCTTATTCATTTCCACCTCTAAATATTCTTACTTTTGGCATCATTGGAGCTTGATTTTTCATCATTGAATCAACATTAGGAATAGTTTTACCTAAAATTGTTTTTTCAATAGATGTATCAGCTCTTAATTTTGCTAATTCTTCGTTTTGTTCTAGTTTTTCGTCTTGATTTTGTTGATTCATCATTGCTTTCATCTTATCAAGATCCATTCTCTCTCTTCCTTCACGTTCTTTTCTATCATTTTCCATTGCTCTAAGATCTAATTCTCTTGATCTTAGTTTTGCAATTGGATCATTATCGAATTGTGAAGTAATTTTCTTTTCTTCGTTCATAAATTCTTCCATCATTTCAGCAATCAATACAGCTTTTCTTCCTTCGATTTTTTCTGTTAACATTTTTAATTGTATTTGAAGCTGTTGAGCCATCATTGGATTTTGTTGCATAGCTGATTGCATTTGTTGTAATTGAATTAGTTCATCTCTAAACTCTACTTCAACTTGTTCTTGAGCCATTAAAGAAATATGTTCAAAAATATTTTTTTCTAAACTTGCCATAACCATTGGATTATTTCTTGCAATGTTAGTTGCCATGAAATTTAAGTGAGCGGTGATATGTGCTCTATGGTCTTGACCTGGAAATGCTTGAAACTGTTTACTAGCTAATGCATCAATATGTTCTAACGCTGGATCTTTTGGAGTTGGTTGCATAGGTTTGATTAAAAGACTATCAATATTTTTAACACCTAAAGCTTCATACATATTTCTATATGCTTGATATAAATTATGCATCTGTGGATTTGAGGATGCCAGTTGGAGTTCCGTTTGCGCTAGTGAAATACGCTGTGTTTGAGAAAATATGTTAGGGTCAGCAACTGGCAATATATCTACGCGATCATCAAAGTCAGATTGTTTAATCATTCTTTGACCCCCAACTACATCATACGGATATTCTTGAGGTAGATATAACTTGAATACTCTAGCCATAAGTTTGAATTCATTCTTAAGAGCTGAGTAAATTCTTTTGTGAATAGCAGACATAGTTCTTGAACCACGTTCTAACAATGCAACAGTCGTTCCAACTGCAGCTTGTTGATTACCATCACCTACTTGTAGATCTGCAATTGATGCAAATCTTTGTCCTGCTTGAACAACCACTCCCATTAATGCAAGAAGTGTTTGACTTGGTTCTTTAAACGGAAGCATCATAAATGAATCTCTTAAATTACCACCTGGTGCATCTACATCTCTAAACTCTCCCGGTTGAATAGATTGTGCATCATCTCTAATTCTTATTCCTCTCATTTTAAAACCAGCTGGCAGGTTAGATAACGTTCCCGCATCTAAGAGCTGTCTTAAAGCTGCGGTCGCTGTTCTAGACAGTCCACCAATCATGTGGATTAGACCGAAACCATAAAAACCTAAACCCGGTAAAAATTTGAAATGAACAAAATATTGAACTTTATTTTTATTTGGATCTCCTACTTCATAGTTTCTTCTAATAGATAAAATTTCTCTTGAACCTTCTTCAAGAGTTACAATGTATGGAAGTTTAATTCCTGACGGCTCACCAGTCTCGGTATTGACATCTTCAAAACCTTCGATGTCTAAATTTACGTGACATTCTAGAAGAGTATATAAATCATCATTCTTAGTTTTAGTTACTCCTTCTAATTCTCTTTCTTTTTTCTCAACATCAGTTTCTTTATCTTGTGGTGCAGATAAATCGATGTCTCTATAGAAACCTGCGATCTGTTGTTTTCTTAATTCATTTTCAGAAATTTTTACACGATGAATAATTGCTTCCGCATCATCTAATGAGGTAGCTGTGTACGGAACAATTAAATCATCTGCAGGAACGAACTTAGATACCGCTCGTCCTTCCACTTCATCATAATATACTTTTTTAAAAGTAGAACCTGATAAAGGTAAATGGAATAACATAGAATCAAATTCTGGTTCATATTCTTTCATCTGATCCATAATTTGATAATTCATAAAATCTTTAACACGTGTTGCTTGATCTGTTTTTTCTGGAGTTGGTATTCCAAGTATTTGAGTTCTAACCGGTCCATCTGCTGGAAGTAATTCTTTATAAGCTAAAGCTTGAAACTGTGTTACTGCTTCTGCAAGAACAGGATGTGTTGCACCACTTGCACCTTGAAATGGTTCTGTTCTTTGATCGTATTTAAAACCTAATAAATCTAAACCTTGTGTATAAGTTCTTTCCCAATCTTTTCTGGACATAGAGTAGTCCATATATTTTTGATTTAAGTCTGATGCTATTGAACCTAAAACATCATCAGGTAAAAAATCTGCTAAGTTTGCATAATGCTCATCACCACCTTCAGGTGTTGCAGCTGCTGGGTCTAAATTAATATCAACTGATCCGTCTTCGTTTTCTGTAACTTCAACATCATCAGGAGCATCTTGTTGCGCTGATACTTCTTCAATTACCTGCTCTTGAATTTCTTCTTCGCCAGGTACGTTAAATTCTTTTCGTGGCTCGTTTGGAAGAGCCTTGTCTATGTCTGCCATTATTTTTCTCCGTATGTTTTACCACTTTAACAGTATTATATAAAATATTCAAGCCCTGACTCTGTGGCCCTGACTTTGGTGGTGGTCCGCTCTTAACTCCTTTAATAGTCATTATATGGATTCTTATCTAGCGTTTTAATATCAATTAAATCTGGTCCACCTAGAGGATCTTTAATTTGATCTTTTGATCCTCCTCCTGCACCTTTGAAAGCATTTTTAAACATATTTGCTGTTAACGTTTTTTGTGGAAGACCAACATTACTAGCTCTTGTTGTTTTAACATCTGGAAAATTAGATCTAACTTTATCAATTAAACTTTGAACTATAGATTGAGTAGGTCCAAATGCAGCTCTTTTAGATGGATCCATTTTTTTATATTCTTGTTTTTCTCCAGATATACCAGCAAATGTTTTTGCTCTATCTACACCTTTTAATTTAAATTCACCAGTGTTTGGATTAACTACATAATATCCAAAAGTTCCTTTTAAAGATTTTTCTTTTTTTCCTAAATCTTCATTTGCTTTTATAGATTCATTTCTTGCTCTAGCGTTTAATGCATCTAATTTTAATTTCCAACCTTTCGGTTTTTCTGTAATTAAATTCTCTTGTTGCAATGCAATATTTTTAGCAATTTTATCATAACCTTCTGCAGCTCTGTTAACAGGTGCTTTTAATGGTCCAGTGTCTTGTGTTGAAACTAAATAACTTTTAAGTTTAGGTGCAAAGTGTGCAAAGTTATTTATCTTATCCATTGATATAGCAGAACCTTGAGAAGATTTTGTGAATTGTGATTGTTTTAAATTTTGATCTCCTCTTGGATCTTTAAATATTCTTTTACCAGAAAAATAAAATTTTAAACCTGGTCTATCGGTTTCTTTACGAGTTAATATTTTTTCTTGATTTAATTTACCTTCACCTCTGAAATCTTTTTTAGTCCAGTTCTTTGGTTTGCTATCTATAATTTTTTGTATCTCAGCATCGGTTCTCATATTAGCAGTGTATTGATTTTTACCTGATGGGTTTCTATTAAAATCTTTTGGAGTTCCTTCATCAAAACCAACTCTACCTCCTGCAGCAAAACCTTCTTCTCTAGCTTCTTGATATGCTTCTTCAAATGTTAGATTTTCATTGTCCATTAAATCTATAATTTTATCTCTAAGTTTTTCTAAATCAGGATCATCAGAACCATTAGAATATTTAACTCTGCCACCGGTTGCATATCTTTCTAACTCTTTGTTTCGCTCTTCAATTTTTTGTGTAACTATTTCTCCAGCTCTACCAAATAATGGTTTTACAATTCCTAAATAATCTCTGTAAGACAGTTCATTATTTTTATAAGCTTTAAATGCATACTGACCGACCATGTCTGCATATGATTGTGGATCAATCATATTAGCTGCACCTTGAGTATTTAAGGTATCTAATATTTTAAGAAACTGATCTGGTTTTGGAATTGGTTTGTTTGGCACTACAGTACTCCTGCAATACCGCCCTTAGCTAATTTTTTCTTTTCTTGTTTTCGTTGATCAATTAACTGTTTAACTTTTTCAACATCTAAATCTATATTCTTACCTGTTTTTTTAAGTGGGTATTCACCTCTTTGAATATCTTTAAGTACAGCTCTATCTTTTTTTTCTGATTCTATTCTAGCTGTAACTGGATCTCCATATTTTTGAGGTAATACATCTTCATATGGACCATATACTTTAGCACCGCCACCACCTTCATACATGTTTCTCATAACACCACCATTCATAGCACCAGCTCTTGCCATTTGTAAAAAGTCGTCAATAGACATTACTGGTACACCTTGTTCTTCTGCATCGTATTTATATTTTTCATACTCTTCAACAATCAATGGATCATAGTCACCATATCCTTCTGCCATCTTAATTGATGGAGCATTTCTTCTTGAAGATCTATTTTCAAACTCTTCTTTAGCTGCTTCAATTGCTTCTTGAAGACTAAAACCTCTTTCCATGAAATCATCTACGAGTCTCATGAATACTTCTTCGTTCTCATCCATTGATGCTGTTTTGTTTTTAAGACTCTTGATCCCTGAAGCCTGATTCTGTGGAACACCTAACATTTTTTTAATGTCATCAAATTCTTCCATTGGCATATCTTCTTGTTCTGGAATGTCGTCTTCTGAACCTCTTGCATAGTTAGCACGCATCATGCCTCCGGATGCCTCGTTCTTTCTAGACATGTCAGCAGCGTCTGCTAGCATATCTTGATATTGGTCCATAGCAATATTGTAAACTTTGATTTGCATTTTTGGAGTTAAGTCCGCAAATTCATAACCCATATCATCTGCTACTTGATCGGCAATCTCTTGAATTTTCATCTTGTCCATAATTTAATAATACACCTTTTGTGTTTGTTGTAAAGGCTCGTCTTCGTAGTCCTCTGGGTGTTGAATCAAACCTCCTTGCCTAAATCGCATTACTGCTTGTGTCATTGAGTCAACTAAGTCGTCATGATCTCCATAAGGAAACGCTGCGCATTCCTCAATAACCTCTTGTGCAAACTCCATTTCAGTGGGCGCCCATATTCTCCCTGATTCAAATAGCGGAGAAACAGAGTTAACACGAGTATGTTTATCATTTCCTTTACTCGGTGTAAAGTTAATTACTGGGATTCCTGCTTTACGTAATTCGTAGGTTAATGGAAGCCCTGAAGCTTTAGATTCAATGATTACGGTCTCCGGGCTCCAGTAGCCGTATTGTTCTAATGCAATTCTTCTTAGCTCGGGAAACTCATATCGTCCCTTAACTGCATCGAGTAACATTAAAGCTTTTCCAGAATCTTCACTAGGTGTAAATACACCCCAAGTGGTAATAGCAGAGTAATCCGCAGTTTCTTTTTTCATAAATGCAGTGTCATAAGATTGTATTACATGTTCTAATGGTGGAAGATCTTTTTCCCAAGGTTGCCACCATTCTCTTTTAATCAATGCACCTTCTTCTCCAGTTGGGTTCTGCATATATTGTGCATTCCATTTTGATAATGGGATCGAAGCTTTAACTGATTCTAAATCTTTTATGTTCCAATATTCCGGCCACAAAGGTTTTCCTGATGGAAGGATTGCAGGAAACTCAATTACTTCCCATTGATCTGCTTTAGGTTCTTTTTGTGCTTTGATTAAACGACCTGCTAAATCTTTTTCATTCCATCTTGTCATTACAATAATAATTGTTCCACCAGGTTGAAGACGTTGTCTAGGTCCTGATGTATACCATTCATAAGTTCTATCTAAAGCTTGTGCATTCATTGCATCTTGTTCAGTGTGTGGGTCATCAATAATTAATAAGTCCGCACCCCGTCCAGTAATTGCAGATCCAACACCGGCAGCATAATATTCTCCACCTTGTTGTGTTTCCCATTTACCAGCAGCTTGTGAATCTTCTTTGAGTCTTGTTTGAAATACTTCTTTGTACTCAGGTGAATCCATAAGTTGTTTTGCTTTACGACCAAAACGTACAGAGAGTTCAGTTGTGTTAGTTGATTGAATAATTTTTAATTTTGGATTTCTTCCAACCATCCACGCAGGAAGTAAGTAAGATGCAAATTCAGATTTAGTATGTCTAGGTGCCATGTTAATAATAACACGTTTTATTTTACCTTGAGCAATCTGATTAAATTTTTCTGCAACTTCTTTATGATGTTTACCTTCAATAAAATCTGGCCAGACATGTTTTACAAAAGCCATAAAATCATTTTTGATTTGAGACTCTTTCTTCTTGTCTTTCCACTTAGCCATTACTAATGCTAATTCTCTTTTAACATCAGGTGGTAACTTTTCAAATTTCTTTAATTTACTTATATCCATAAAAGTGCATTCGAAAAAATTTTTTGTAAAATTTTTTCAGATATGTTTTGAGACCCTAAAAGTATTTTACGCCTATCTATATCTAAATCTTAGTATAAATACTAAACTATAGGGACCCCTTTTTTGTCGCAGTATATTCATTAATTTAAAAATTGCAAATTTTGGATTGGTTCTGGTACCTCTATGCCTGCGACATTTTGTCGCAGGCACATTGAGCAACAACACATAGGAGGTATGTGTCCGGTGTCCGGGTGCGACATATTGTCGCACCCTGTAGTATTATGTTGACATCAGTCTAATAATACCATGTAAGCCTCAGCATTATTCTGTCTAAAGTAATCAATCCCTTTTCTTACTTTGTCCCAAAGTTTTGAGTGACCATCAAAGCCTACCTTTTTATCTTCTAATGTTGCTAAGTATTCATAATAGAATATTGAGTCATGAATCTTAGCCTCTTCTCTTGTTAACATTATAGACTCACCACTGAATCTATTTTGTCTTTCATGTGTTCTTTCTTCTGACATATTTCTCCTTTTGTTATT